TCGTCACGACGAACCCGGCGAACATGGTCAGCGCCTTGTTGGTCGGGCGCGCGCTGGCCTGATTGGCAAGCATGGGGTGTCCTTTCACTGCTCGTTGGTCGAAATCAGATGGCCCTTCGGCGAGGCACGCCGGACGATGCCTTCGGCCCGCACGCCGTTCGGCCAGCGCGCGCCAAGCAGGCGGCGCCGCTCGATCCGGGTCACCGTGACGGCATTGCTCTGGTTGCCGCCCAGGACGTGAAAGCAGGCATCGTCCTCGGCCCAGTAGAACCCCACATGCCCTTGCCAGCCGCCCGGGCTGCCGCGCCAGAACACAAGGACCGCGCCGAACTGCGGCTTCGCCGTCTCGCCAAAGCGCAGCCATGCGCGGGCCCCCAGAACATTGGCCGGAAGGTCCGCCTCCGGCAGGCCCGTCCTCATGCAATGCGCGACGAAAAGCCCGCACCAGGGCGTCTCGTCGTCAGGATAGGTCACGCCCAGATCGGCGGCCCAATCCATGATGACGGGGTTGTCAGCCGCGCCCGGCGCCTCGCGCAGTCCGCGCAGGCGTTGCGCTTCTGCCAGCCATGGCAGGTCCGGCGGCACCGCCCGGTCCGGCGACGTCCGGCGCGCGCCCTCGCCCCACAGGGCCTCACGGGTCCGCGGGCCGATGATGCCGTCCGCGGGCAGCGCGGCCTCGCGCTGAAACGCGATGACAGCCCGCCGGGTCCGCGGCCCCCAGATGCCGTCGATCGGGCCGGGCGCATGGCCAAGCTCCGCCAGCCGCGCCTGCGCGGCCCGCACGTCATAGATCATGATTGCCCCCTCAGGCGGCCTTGACCCTGATCCGTGACGATCGCTCGCCCAGATTCACGTCCAGCCGCTCGCACAAGCCCCAATTCGAACTGAAACGCGCCAGCCATTGCCGCGGCGGCTCGATTGCCGTCCGCAGCCCGGCGCCATATTCGGACAGGCCCACGACCGATCCGTTGCACAGAATGCCCGGCGGCGCCGCCGACGTGTGATAATGCCCCATCAGGATCAGGTCGACGGCCAGTCCGGCGCTGTGCGCCTGCAGCCTGACCTTGTTGCCGCCACGAATGATCGGCAGAACCGGGCCGGCAAACCCCTGTCCGCCGCCAGTCCCGATCCTGTCACCATGCGTCACCATGATGTTGCGGCCGTAAAGCGGAACGGTCACATCGAAACCAGTTGCAATGCTCCAGCTCACCCGCGCCTCTTCGCGCAGCCGGTCTCGCAGCATGTCGGCCGCCAGAATGTCATAGGACAGGCGCGCCGCCAGCTTGGCCGTGGGCTTTGCCGTCTGCCGCCCGTGATTGCCCGGAACTGCCACGACATGCACCTTCGGATAGGTCCGCAACAGCATGGCAATACCGGCGGAATAGACCTCGACCACCGCCCGCACCTGTTCGTTGCTGACCAGCGCATTCGTGCGCGTCAGCTCATCATGGATGTCGCCCGAGACCAGGTCCCCGCCCATCGTCAGCAACACGCCGTCGCAGGACGTCTCCTCCATCCAGCGCGGGCCGACCGTGCACGCCGCCGAAAACAGCCTGTGCATCCGGGTCCGCGCGACCTCCTCGTCATAGCCGTTCAGCCCGGCAATCTCGCCGGCGTCGACACGCTCGCCCATATGCAGGTCCGACGTGTGCAGGATCAGCACCGACCGGCTCGCCCCGTCGCCGGGGGCGGCATGCCAGTCAGGCGGGGTCGGCTCAACCGCAGCCCTGATCCCGGCAAGCTCCTCGGTCAGGTGCACGGCTTCATCCAGCTCGCGCGTCAGGGCCGCAACCCGGCGGCGCAGGAACTCCGCATCGCGCCGCTCGCGCGCGGTTTCCGCGTCTGACCCCAGCGCCCGCTCATTGAAAGCCGGCGCGTCCTTTTCCGGTGGGGGAAGCAGACTTCCCCTCCCCCGCTGATCGTGAAACCAGTTGCGCAAGGTCGTCGGCGCGATACCGAGTGCACGGGCAGCCGCGGCCAGACTCAGGCCCTGGGCTTGCGCGGCCGCCACGGCAGCAGCGCGGCGGGCATCCTCTCCCGGCGGCAGTTTCATCCCGGTATTCCCGGGACGTCAGTCATCGGCTGGTACGCCTGCCCCGCAAGCGCCACACAAAGCCGGCCGGCAGGATCCGTGATCGTGATCGTCCAGGTTCCGGTCGCAAGGTTGACCCACGTTTCGACCAGCGCCGTCTGCCCGGCCAGTGCAACCGAAACGCGGGTCTCGTCCCATCCCTCCGTCAGCTCGGTAATGATCGCGTCACGCGGGCCGCAGGGCGCATCCTGTGCCAGCGCAGGCAGGCCAAGGCAAACCGCCAGGGCGGTCATCCATGTCTTCATGGTCTGTCCTTTCAGGTTCGGCCTGCCGCCCCGGCCAGGCGCGCATTGTCTTCGGCCAGCTCGCACGCCAGCCTCTGCCAGAAGACCAGCGCACGTATCACGTCGCCATCTTCTTCACCCCGGATCGCCCGGTGCAGTACCACACCCCGGCTGTACCGTTCCACGACCCTGTCGGCCGTGGCCAGGAACGCGGGCAGAACCGGATCATCACTGCGCGTCTCCATCACTTGACGCGCAAATGCGCCTCGATATGGTCCAGCTTCTCCAGCACCGCCTTGAAACTGGCCCGCACCTCCTTGATCTCCCGGTCATGCGCCTCTTTCGTGGCCAGCATTTTGGCCTCCAGAACCGCGATATCGGTCGTCTGTTCCTGTTGCGTGCGGTAGATCATCCAGACCACCGCCAGCACCGGCGCGACAATCCAGGTCAGCGCGGCGTCGATCACCTCGGGCAGGGTCATGCTGCCGCCTCCAAAGCCGCGATCCGCGCTTCCAGCGCCTCGATCCGGTCACGCTGCGCCCGCGCCACGTTGCACAGATGCACGGCATACCGGTCGTAGAACACGCCATCCGGCCGCGGATTGCCGTTTTCGTCCGGGCTCCACAGCACCAGCGATTGGTCCACCTCCTCGGCCACCTGCTCTGCGATGAACCCCCACCACAGCGCGTCAGGATCGTCCGCCTCTGACAGACTGCGATAGGACACCGGCACCGAATTGTAGACGATGCCTTCCGAAACCGCGATATCCGCAGGCTGGATGGCGGTCTTGTATCGCCGCGACGATGTGGATTTCCGCAGGCTGCCGTCGGAGGCGATCTGCACATTGGCCGCGTTCGCCGTGGTATTGGCATCGGCCCATGGTATGAACGTCCGCCCGCTCGCCTCGACGCGGAAGTTGACTGTGGCGCCGCGAAAAACGCGGATGAGCGGCAAACTGTCGGCCTCGGTCGAAGGCACCTGCACAGCTATGGTGCTTGTGAGCTGCACCCCATCCCCGCTGTTTGACGTCAAATTCGGCGCCCCGACGGTCAGGCTCTTGGCGCCCATCGTCACCGCTCCTGTCCCGCCGTCGACGAAGAAGGCATCGGTAAATGTATCGCTCTCGACCCTGAAATCGACGTCGGCTCCTTCGTCGTTAAACACGGCCTGGGTGGGGAAAAGGCGCAGGTTTTCCACGCCGCCGGTGACGAAATTGATCCGGTCATCCACCGGAAACCCGATATAGGTGTTCGCATCGTTGTGATGGACGATGTTGTTCAACAGCGTCAGATCGCCGCCGATCCGCCACAGGCCGCCCGTCTGGTCAAAGGTGAACATCGAAATCCAGGCGGTATTCGCGGCATTCCGCATCTTCAGGATATTGGCGGTGGTGTCATACCACCACTGATAGGCATAGGTCGTGGCCGGTCCGGTCGCGCCTGACGAATTCGTCGCCAACGCGGCAAGGGCCGAATTCAGGTCCGCCCGCATCGAGGCGAAACCCTGATTGGAAAGAACAAAGTCGTTCTGGCTCATGCGATCTCTCCGCCATATCCCCTGACAACGTAGTCGAACGTCGCGGCATTCGTGCTCGCGGCCCCGCCGGTGAACGTCTTGATCGTGAAGCCGGAGCGCGATTTCGCGCTGATCTCGAACCGGTCACCCGCCGCCAGCGTCACCGCAACACCGATGGCCGGCGTGACGCGGAACGCGCGCCCGAATGTCACCACCCTTGTGCCGGTGAACGTGATGTCCTGCCCCGACTCGACCCGGTCCGGCATGTCCACCTCGACCCGCAGCCCCGTCACCGCCGGCGCCGCCTTCTGGGATCGCGTCCCCAGCAGAACGCGGAACCGCAAGGCCCGCGCCGAAATGTCGCTCACCGACAGGTTCTGCCAGCCGCTCCAGACCGGCGATGCCGCCGGGTTGTCATCCGTCCACGACACCTGAGGCTGAACGCTGGTCAGGTCGAATGCAGCAGGATCGCCGTCGAACTCTCCCGGCCGACTGTCGAACAGGCCGGGCGCGGCATCGAAACTGTCCGCATAGTCCAGAAACAGAACGTCCAGGTCGACCCGCACGCGCGACGTGTAGCGCTGGCCAAGATCGATCACATCCGCGAATTCGTAGACGCCTTCCGCAATCACCTCACCGCTTGCGCCACCGCCGTCGAACAGCCCGACCGCGTCGTCGAAATCGCCGGTCGCGGCATCAAACAGGGTGGCCGTGTCGAGTGTCAGATAGGGCAGCCCGCCATCGTCCAGCCTGACCACGCTTTGCCGCGCCCCCGCAAAGGCCGGCTCCTCTGTCCGTACTTCGACGGCGTTCAGGTTCTCGACCTGATCGATATTCGTGACCACCACGAACTGCGCCGCAGTGCGGCTGGCAATCCCCAGCTTGTCGACGGCCCGTATGAAATACGTGCCCGTCCGCGCCGGCACGGTCAGGCTCACGCCCGGTCGCGCCACCTTCGTGACCAGGTCGACCGCGTTCTGATAGGTCGCGCCGGTCGTGGCCCGGGCATAGCGCAGCTTGTAATGCGACAGGTCCAGATCGGGCACCGCATCCCATGTCAGAAGCAGGAACCCGCCGACCACATTCCCGCTGAAATTCTGCACATCCGCCGGCGGGGCGCTGAAGAACGCCAGCTGCACGCCGGTCTTCTCCGTGTACGGGCTGACCGCGCCATACACGCTTCGCGCCCGGGCCCGCACGTCATAGGAGCCGTCCGACAGGCCCGACACCTCGAACGTCGACAGATCGCTCATGCCGACGACCCGCCATTCGTCGTCGCCCGCCCGGCGATAGCTCACGTCATAGCGGTCCAGAAGAACGCTCTCGGACCGGCACCGGATCACCATCACGCCGACAACCTGCTCGTTGCCGACCCGCAACTCTGCCGTCACGTCGAACTGCGGCGCCGGAATCGATCTGAACTGGTTGGGCGGGGTAATCTCGGCATCCGGCGCATCCTGCGCCAGCTCGTCCCCGATCGACCAGTCATAGTCCGAAGGGTTCACCTCGCGCAGCGCCAGCGTGGTGCACAGGCTTGCCGGATCAACGGCAACCTGACCCACCTCGAACTGCTTCCCGGCATAGCCGTTTCGCTCACTGGTCCAGTCGACCACGTCCAGGGGTTTCAGCAGCAGCCCCTCGGGCGGCAGGGTCACGCTCTGGCGAATGAACCGTCGCGCATCCTTCAGCCACGCCTTCATCAGCTGCTGCGCCTGGCCGGAAATCGTCACGGCCGGCAACGCAATGTCAGCCGCCAGCTCCTGCCCGTCCTCGGCAATCGCATCGGCGTCGCGCCGCGGCGGCGCCTCCCGCGGCGACCACAGCTGGCCGGGCGCCATGAAGGTCGCATGCACCACGTTGAAACTGTCCTGCGCGCCCGGGAACGGGTCCAGCTCCTGCGGCTGCGACACCAGAATGTCGGCATCCGTGATGAACTTCACAGGCAGGCCCGGGGCGCCCACACGGATGTAGACTGTCCCGCCCACATCCGTGATCTGCGCGCCGCACGCTTTCATCAGCTCGTCGATCACCTCGTCGGGCGACTGGCCGCCGCCATCGCGCCCCCCGATCACGACCTCCATCCCGGCCGTATAGCGCTTGCGCTCGCCCTCCATCACATCGCAGGCATTCATCGCGGCCGCCCAGTTGGCATAGGGCAGGTCTTCCGCCCCATAACCACCGCCGTACAACTCCCCGGCCTGCGACGCGGGCACCCGAATGCCGCGCAGAAGGTTGTAGATCATGACGACAGGGTTGTCGGTCCATTCATGGGTTGCGGCGTTGCCATACCTGTGCGACCCCGACCCACCGGCGGTGCTGTCCTTGCGCGGGTCGTAAAGCCTGATTCCCCGCACGACAAAGCGCACATTCGGCCGCCCCTGCCACACCACCGGACTTGCGCGCTGCAGAAAGGTCAGAATGGCATAGGCCACGCCCCGCCCAACCATGTCCGGGGTCCAGGGTCGCGGCTTGTCCGGATTGTCGTAACGCGCCACCAGATAGGGGTCAGCCTCGGTCTGGGTGCCGTCATAGAACTTGCACCAGGCCGTGCCGATGAAATCGCCCTTGTTCACCGTCGGGCCATAGACCGGATGGATCGCGGGCGTGTCTCCGTCACCATCCGTCATCGTCAGCGTGGCCGGCGTCCCCGTAGCCAGCTCACAGGCGACCCCATCAATGATCAGGCTCTCGAGCGCATCGATCCGCACATCCGACAGATCGATCACCCGCGTCAGATATCGCGTGTCACGCGTTACTCTAAAAAGGCCATCGTTCGCAAAAGGGCCATGGCTCATTTCAGGCGCGGTCAGGTTGCCAGAGGTGGCATACCGCCCCAGAATGAAGCTCTGCCCCGTCTGGTCTCCGGCTGTGATCGACCGCAGCGTGAACCCCTGCGGCCCGTCCTTCAGTTTCCGCGCGGCCATCAGCTGCGACAGCGCCGTCATCGCGACGGCAACGCCGATGCGGATCAGCGCGGCCGTCACCCCGGTCGCCGAAACGCCCAGAAAGCCGATGATCAGCGAGGCCGGATCAGCCATGGCCGGGCCGGCGCTCAGCCCGAAGGCAAGCGCCAGAAAGACGACGTCAAGGGCCCTCATACCCGAAAGGCCCGCCCTGCCGCCGTCATCGGCACAACGCCGAACCCGTTGGTGCCGAAGCAGTACACATGCTCGCCCTGGACAATCCCGAGGCTTGCGCCGTCAAGAACCGCAATATCCCCCGCCTGCGCAAACGAGGGCAGTATCTCCGGCAGAAACGCCGCGACATAGGCCACATGATCGTCATACCCTCGCGCCTGCAGCCGCCGCAGCCCCTCGGCAATGCTGCGATACCCGCGCAATCCCCGCAGATGATCCTCGCCGGTCATGGCCTGCACGGCCCCGGCCGCCCAGATCGCGCAATCCCACCGGCCCGGCTCGAACGGCCGGCGGTAATTGGCCCGCAGAAACTCGGTCAGCCGCGCCTGCCACCCCGGCAGCTTCCGCCCGGGCGGGTTCCCGGTCAGACTTTCGATCGACGCCGTCATTTCTTTTGGACCCACTCGGTCAGGATTTCACCCGCGATCGAGCCGTACTTGCGGAACCCGTCATTCGGGTCGAAGGCCCGACGTGCCTCGTTCGTCTTGCGCAGCACCGGCCCCGGCAGAACCAGCACGCGCATGCGGCTCACGATCTCGATCGTGACGACATCCCCGCCGCCGGTGACCGGCGTCGACAGCGGCGCCCGGTTGATGAAACCCCGGAACATCGGCTGCACATCGATCACCGTTTCGGTCAGCGGGTCGAACAGCGCCAGATGCAGCTCGGCCTCGGCCAGCCTGATCACATAGCCCCGCACCAGGTCGGCCGTCTCCGGCGCGTTGGCGGCCAGCGTCACGCGCTGGGTCCGCACATCCATCCCCGTGCCAAAGACGATGGGATCCACGTCGAACTGCGACAGCGCGCCATTATAGACCCGCTCCTCGCCGCCGATGGTAAAGGTCAGATCGTCTGCGCCGCTCCAAAGCCCGACAGGCGCCGCGGCCAGCGTGCCGGGCGCCTTGGCGTTGACCCACAACAGCCAGCGCGGGCTCACCGCTCCGCGCGCCAGCAGATGGTTCTGCGCGTTGACCGACCAGCTCATCGCAGGGTCTGCTGCCATTCGAAACTGGCGCCGTCGGCAAAGCCGCGGCGAGGCAGGGTGCTGATCGTAAGCGAGCCCGGGACCATGACCGCCTTCAGCCGCGGCCGGTAAAGCCGGACAACGGCATTGACAGCCGCGCCCGGCCGAATGGGGGGCATGACCTCGAACGCCCCCGTCACCCCGGACGAATTCGCCACGATGCTCTCGGCAGCCTGGTGAAACGCATATCGTGTCGGGCCGCTCAGATAGGTGAAGGACAGAAAATCACCCGCGGTTATCACAAAACCCGGGGCCAGCAGCTTAAGCGTGATCGTACGCGTATTGGATGGCAGGCTGTTGATCTGCGCCGTCACGTCGACCGTGCTTGCCGGCCCCAGGGACGCAGGCCCCTGCTTGTGACGCGGGAAGATCAGGAACGACCCGCGACTGTCTTGCAGCGGTCGGATGATCGCCCGGATAGCCTCGATCTCGACTGGCCGCACAGGCGCAAGATTCACGCGCCCCGTCCATAGGCGCGTCCCATAATCCGACCTGATGATTTCGCCGCCGCCCGTCTGGTTCAACAGCACAGCCTCGCCAAGGTCGAACGTCGTGCTGATCGGACAGAAGCCGGCGAAGAACTCGTTCAGGTCCAGCGGAAAGGTCAGCGGCATCAGATGGCCCTCCGGTCGCCACCGATCTGGCGGACGCGCAGCGGCAATTGCCTGTCATAGGCTTGCATCGCGCGCGCCGTGACGCTGCCACTCACGCTTTCGATCACAGGGACAAGGTTTCCGCCCTCCATCCGCACGACAACAGATATCTGCCCGCCGCCAGCGCTCTGGCCGCGATTATGGTCGATGACCGTCTCGTTGGGGTGCAGGATCGCCGGAAAACCGCCGCGCCCGTCGATGCCACCCGACCGCGCACCCGCGCCGGTATATCCGCCGCCATCGAACGAAAGCGCCTGCCCCAGGCTCGAAAACGCCTGCCCCAACCAGCCGCCACTTTCCCCAAGACCGAGTAGACCCTTGCGAAGCTGGGCCTCGGCCAGTTGCCGCAACAGGTCCGCCAGCGCCTCCTTGGCGCTTTTCGACCCGCCAAGGATGCTGGTGAAGAAATCCTGCAGCGCATCCGCACCGCGCTCGACCTCTGCCCTGTAATCCGCAAACGCCTGCTCGCCCTCCCGGACCTTCTCTACAAGCTCGTCCCACCACTCGGGCTGCTGCGCCGCGGCTGAGCCGCCGCCACCGCCACCGCCACCGCCGCCGCCTCCTCGAGCACCCCCGCCGCTCATGGGTGCCCGATGTTCCATCCAGACGATCGCATCCCGATTTGCCCAGTCATAAAGACTGCCGCCCATCGTGCGCGGATCGCCACCACGCCCGCCGCCTGTCGCAGTCGCGCTGTCGATCATCCTCTGCCGGTTGGCGGCAAGTGCCATGTTGTAGGCGGCATCCCATGCCGACTGCGCCACCGATTGCATCTGACCCAGCAGGACAGCGGCCGGCCCCTGCGCGCTGGCCAGCGCGGCGGTCAGCGCATTCATGGCGCCCGCGGCAAGCTCAAGGTTGCCGTGCATTCCTTCCATCTGCGCAGTTGTCTTGGCCGCTTCGCCGGCGATCTGCTCCAGTTGGCCGACAAGACTACGCATCAACGGCGACAGCTCTTGTCCTGCCGGATACCACTGCTGGATCATCGCTAGTGCCTCGGCGGCACGGTCGCGCATCTCGACAATCCCGTTGGCCGACGCAAGGGTGTCAAGCGCCTGCGAAAGCTTGAGAGCCTCCGTCGGCAGGATACCGATCTCCCGGGCTGTGGCGATGACTGATTCTTGAAACGAAAGCATCGCATCGCGCGCTTGCTGCACGGCCGCGGGGTCGACTGGCGTTTGACCTTGGATCTCGTTCAGATATGCAATCGAGTCGGCCAGCTGCCGGTTCTTCTCTCGGAACTCGTCCAGCTTGACCGTCAGCGGGTCCATCGCCGCCACGAAATCAGCCATCGTCTGGCCCAACTGCACCCCGGTCATGTAGTCTGCGAAGCCGCGCATTTCCTGGGCAAAGCTGCCGAAGGTCTCTTCCAATTCAAGGGTGCTTGCCCCGGCCAGCGCGAGAAATTCCCTATACTCGCCAAGCGATTTGACGAACTCGTCCAGCGCCTTGTCAGTGTCCTCTACTTGATCGGCGGCTTGTCCCAGCGTCGACACAAACAAAGGGATCGCCACAGCTGCACCTGCGCCCAGCACCGCGCCAATAGCGCCGAAACTTCCCAGAAGCTGCGGCAATTGTTGCGCTAGGGCGGTCGAGGCGCGCGTGCCGCCCGCGACTTGGGTTGCAAAGTCTCCGATCTGGAATGCCGCGTTCTGTATCTGAGGCCGCGCCATGTTCATCGCTGCGCCAAGACCGGCGACCCCGCTGGCCGCTTGACGCATTGATCGCTGCGCATCCGTGCCCATGCGCTCAAAGCCGTTACTCATGCGTGTGACCGCCCCATTCGTCACGCGGTTCAATTCTGCTTCGAGCTTGCGGTTGTCGCGGATGGCCTTGGCGTAGGCGCGCGCCAGTTCCCGGTTCAAGCGGTCATCCGAAATGCCCAGCTCGATCAGCAGAGCTTCGTCAAGTTTCGCAGCCGCCATCAGAAACCCTCGATCCCCATCTCTCGCAGGCGATCATCGCTGATCTCCCCGCCGCCCGGCGCGCCTTGGCCATTCGCGCGCTTCCAGCCCGCGACTGCCGCCGCGAACTGCCACATCGTCATCCGGTCCACATCCACAGGTGAAAACCCTAGGACGGCTCCGGTTCCGTAGATATCGCTGAACCGCCATTTTCCGGGGGGGGCGGCGCCCCCGTTTCCTCCCCCAGCGAGTCATCGGGATCACCGATCAGCGCCGCGACAAGAACCGCCTGCGCCGTCGGGCGGAATTGCATCATCGGATGCGATTTGAAGGCCGTCTCCGTGACCCTGCCGGCTTCAGGTACAGCCATGCCGCCGCCGATCAGCCCCAGCCGGATCGTCTGGTAAAGATCGTCCACCCGCCACGCGCCCGTGGCGATCCGGTTCAGGATCTGCTGCGGGCCAGCGTCGCAGGCCGTTTGCAGGGCACGCAATCCGCCGATGTCAAGGGCGAACGGATGCTCGCCCCCGACCCAGTAGATCATTGCCATCAGGCCTGATCCGTCGTGGTCACAGCCCCGGCTTTCACGATTTGCAACTGGGCCGAAACGCGCTGCCCTTTCTCACGCGAATGGGTCAGCGACGTAAGGATCGCGGGCCCGGTGATGAATTCCACATCCCCGACAGCTGCCGCGGTATAGATGAACCGGACGTTCACGATTGCGCCGGTCAACGCCCACTGCAGAAGCCGCTCATGCGACTCCCGCGCCCAGACACCGGTAGCCGAACACGACCAGTCCGTCGAAATCACCTCGCGCACAATCTCGTGCGGAAGCGCTTCGTTCGTGCAGTTCGGAATCTGCGCGTCGGCGGTTTCCGAGGTAAAGGTGAATTCGCAGCCGATCAGGCCGCAGACCGCCGCATAGGTGCCCGGCGTGGCAGTCTCAAGATGCAGCGCCATCTCGTGAAAGCGCGCGGTGGTGGCAGTCATGGCCATGCTCCTTGTGAAGTGGGCCATGGGCCCGGTTGACGTGACTTCGGACTTCTCCGCCGCGGCG